ATTTGAACTGAGCCTTGCAAATTACCAATTGTATTTTGTACACCCTTAAATGCTTCAGCATCACTTAAACCTTGTTGTTTAAATTCGTTATACAAAGATAATTGATTTGCATCTAAAGTTTTAAGTTGTGCATCGGTCATGCTTTGGTTTGAGGCTATATTACTTACTTGAGTGCCAAGTCCACTTATTTGACCTTGTAAATTAGTTTGAACGGCATCAATAGCATTACCTAAAGTAGTGCCTTCATTAGCAATTTGAATCGCCTGTGCTTGTTGTTGACTATTTAATTTTGCAAAATCAGATTGTTCTTGTGCCGTAGAATTTGCCAAAATAGTATTGGTAGTGTTTTGATTTTGAGTTACCGTATTTGATAAATCACTTACTTGACTACCAATGTTTGAAACATTTTGATTGGTTTGATTTAAGCCTTGTTGAACCATATTAATCGCAGTATTTTCATCAATACCTTGTTGTGTTAATTGGTTAACAATTGCTTTTTGTGAATCAGACAAGTTAGATAATGCTGTATTAGTAGATGCTTGGTTAGTACTAACTGTATTTGCAAGGTTAGCAATATTGGCATTAGAAGTATCTAAGCCTGTTTGAACATTGTTTAAATTACTAGATAAGTTAGCCACATTAGTTTTAACAGCATCTATTGCTTGTTGTGTTGTTGCTCCTTGGTCAATTAATGTTTTAGCTTGTATTTGTTGTTGTGTGTTTAAGTTTGCAAAGTCCGATTGTTCTTGAGAAGAAGCGTTTGCAATAGCAGTATTTGTTGCATTTTGACCTGTTTGTAATGCATTAATTTGATTATTAATAGGCGTTAAATCAACTGTAGATTGCGTAGATGTAGTATTAGGTTGTGCAACGCTTGATAACGGAGGATTGGATACATTTTGGTTTTCAGTATTAGTTTGTTCGGCACTTGATAAAGGAGCAGTATTTAATGGTTGCACATTAGAAGTTGTGTTGTTTAAAGGGCTAACAATATCTAAATTGTAATTTGTATTATCGTTTAATTCTGTATTGTTTGAACTAGAAGATTCAGGTGGTGTATATCCTGATATTTCAGATGCCGTTGCAGAATCCATATTGGATTCTTGCATTAATTTTTCATACTGCTGTTGTGGCGTTAAATTACTTGTAGAAGATGTCGCACTTCCATTTGTTGAAGATGCTGTATCACTTACTTGTGAACTTTGTAAATTTCCAATATCAACACTTGGGTTGGATGTGCCAGTTGTTGTTAAAGGAGCAATAGTCGGTAAATTACCTACTGTAGATGTAGGTACATCACTAGTAATTCCTGTTGTATTTGCACTAGCTAAAGGTGCTGAAATAGGATTATTACTTGTGTCAATAGGATTTTGAAATGCATTAACTAATGCTTGATTAAATGCATTATCAGATGTTGAAGTCGGTAATGCACCTTGTGTTGTATCATTTGTAGCAGGCAAAGCACTTTGTGTGGTGTCTGTGGGAGTAGTAGGTAAATTATTTTGCGTCGTATCAGTAGTCGTAGTTGGCAAATTACCTTGCGTAGTATTAGGCGTAGTAAGTGGTGCTGATGCTTTTTGAACATCATTTTGAATTTGATTTGTTACGTTATTAGCTAAATCAATTGATAACTTAGCTGTGTCTGTGCCTAAATTAGACGCATTTGTATTAATTGAATCAGCTAATGTACTTGCTTGACTTGCATAATCATTTAACTGACTAACATACCCTTGATACGTTTGATTATTTGATGCTAAAGTCGTATTAACATTATTATATTGATTGTTAAGGTTTTGATACTGGGCGTACTGTGAATTAATTGTATCATTTAAACTATTGATTTGATTTGAATAGTCTGTTGCTTTGTCAGTATAATACTGTGCTATGTCATTAAAATTTGAAAACTGATTAAGGACATCTATTGGTATTGCGTCAACATTATCTTGGTTCCATGGGTCGGATGCTGCTTTTGCATAATTTTGAGCAACATTAAATTGGTCTGTTAATGCTTTTGTTTGTGCTATGCCATCCTGAATCGTGCTTGATAGAGGATTAATTTGACTAATAAGGTCTTTTGCTTGACCCACTAACGGTTGTATATTGTTATTATAGAAATCAGATGCTGTTGATTTTAAATCATTAAATGAACTGTTAATGCTTTGAAGAGTGGAATTGTCTTTAGACAGTTCTCCGTATTCGGTTTGAACTTTACCTGCTAAATCAGTTAATCCTGCACTTGCTAATGTGCCTACTGTCGAATTTGTAATAGCACTTGTAACATCTTTTCCACTTAAAATTGCTTTTGTTGCATTATTAACAGCATTTGAAATTAAATTAGATGGAAGTTTTCCTATATCAACGCCTGATGTTTGAAGTTGATTTGAAACCAATCCTGATACACCGCCTGCTAGTCCTGCATTTAGCACATCTTGAAAATTTCCACCTTTTGCAGCTGTAGCAAGAGCAGGTCCTGATGCACTTGTTACAATTTGTTGAACAGTAGAAGACAAATTAGCAACATCGGTTGGGTTTAATTGATAACCACCTAAATTACCACCTTCAGGCAATGCTCCTGCAACTGAATCTCCTGCATAACTACCTAATTGACCTCCTGCATACGCTGCGGCTGCACTTATTGCTATGTTTTCTATGCTTCCACCATTAGCAGCGGATACGGCAGCTGCCGCCACAGGATAAGGAACACCAACGGCATTTAACGCAACTGTCTCAATGGTTGGCAAAGGGTTGTTAATAATATTTTGACCAATTTGCTCAACTTGTTGAAATGTGTTTTCAACCCCACTACCTATACTAGATAAAGCATTTCCAATAGAAGAAACAGCATCAGATACAAAACTCATAGTTCCACCATAAATGTATTATTTTTCATATCATGCACGGTATATCCGTTACCTTTTAAAAATGGGGGCAATTTATCATGCGTTGTATCAAAATATAAGCGTTTATACTTTGCTTTTTTCATTGCCTCTAATCCACTTAACATACTTCTCATAATTGTTTTTGGCTCATCCGAACTCAACATTTGCACATGACCTGAACCTTTACCAACAATATGAATTAAAAACAACGTATTGTTTTCACGAATCATACGATATTGATTTGTTGACAAAAGATGATGCAAGCCTCTATAAACGTTTTTAAATTCTTTTTCGCCTACAACGTGTTTTACAATTTCTTGCGTAGTCATTCTCATGTTAATAACTCGCATTCGTATAAATAATGTTCATAAAACCACACAAAGCGTTTGCCCAATCTTGCCAATTTTCATATCCTCTATGGTCAGGCACACCATTTTGCACAAAATATCCGATTCCTTGCATTCCATCTGCCCACACACGCCATTGTTCTTCAGGAATTGTGCCTAACTGATTCGACGCAAACTGCTCAGCTAAAAGACTACACCAATAGTCCCATGTCATATTCCGAGGGTCAAATGTAATCATTAGTTAGGGTTTCCTGTAGACCTTACATCACCTGCTTCACCATGTACTAAAACATTACCCATTTGGTAATTACCACCATAGGTATTGCTTTCAAAACGCATTCTCATCTCACGAAATTGTTCTTTCATATCCAACTTCAATGTATTTGGTTGAAACACATACGGGGATAATGTACTTGTTACATCAGTATCATCAGCATATCCCTTACCCTTAATGTAAAGATTCATGCTTCCACTTTGTACAAAATCAGGTTCAACCCTTTCTACACGCATAAAAACGTTATCGCCCATAGCACTTGGATTACCTATACCACCATTCACCCAACCTAAAGAATTTGTTTCTATGTAGGATTGAATAGCGTCAACAGTCGTTCCATAAATTTGGTCTGAACCTATTTCATGTTGCCATATATTATAAGCCTGTGCCAATGTAAATGAAATCTGTAATCCTGAACCACTTGATGGTGCTCTTGCTACCGTATTTAATGTCCCACTAAACGTAGCCGTATAATTACCACCCCCAGTAATTGTCAATCCTGTCACAGTTCCACCACTTACTGAAGTAACAGAAAGTAATGCAGGTGAACCTTGTCCACCACTTACTTGAACAACATCACCAATGGCATATCCTGTGCCTGCTGTTACAATCGCTACAGAATTCATATAGTAGCCTGATAAAACATTATCAGCCCATATAGGAAATCTAAACACTTCTGAGAAGTAGCCTGCACTACGATTTGCTCCGATAGCAAAGCCTGCATCATACCAACACTTTTCACGCACATTATAGATAATAGCGTTATTACACTCAGTAGCATTTCCTGACGGATAAAACCACCATATTTCACCCCAACGAGGAATCTTTGTGCACCATACTTTTTGTCTTTGTTGGAAGTTTAAATTGTCAAAGAAATAATTTTGATTTGTGTCATTTTGTATTTCTTGAACAACTCCGTTGTACATTAAGAAACGGTCAACACCACACCAATAATAAATACCATCGTATTCAATCACGCTTTGGCTCGACATAATGGAGGTTTGCGTAGAGATAATGTCGTATCGCCAATAAATAGTCGATGTACCCACGTTCTGAGGAGCATAAGTCACACGAGTTAATTGGTCAGTACTCCAAAATAACCCTGCAGGGGATGTTGTACCACCTCTTAAAGGCATTCCCTTAACAACTTTTGTTCCTGATACGTTGTTTTGGTTAGCATCAGCACCTACCCAATTCTGTAAGTTTCCTGCACTATTATTTTGGATTAAACCATTATTTCCATAAACAAAGACATACGGATATAAAACAACTACCCCACCTGAAACAGCAATATTATTGTCATAAGTAAGCGTTTGTGTACTTGAAGAAGTTGCTGCGTTTGATAAAGTTATAATAGTTTGATTCGCTGTTTGTTGTACGTTCGTAATCGTTGTACTTGCAGGAATCCCTGTACCACTTACAGATTGCCCTATAGAAACCAAAAGATTAGCAGGGGTAATAGTAGCTGTCACCGTACTATTTAACACCGTAGAAGCCGTAAATATGCCTAATTTAGTCATGTTTCCATAAGGAAACTGACCTACCATCACAGGGGTGTTGTTTGTATTATCAATATTAGTTAAGTTTTGCCCAGGATGTCCTAATACAGTTAACTGACCACTACCACCTGCATCATAAGCAACATCCCATTGCCATAAGTTATCCGTATTAGAAGTAAATGCTGAAGATAAACTAACCGTCGTTGGACCTGAGCCTTGTCCGTTATAGTTATTAGTTTGCCAAGCAAACACACCGTTACTTTGCCCACTATAGATATAGTTAATACCTTGAATGGCTTGCATAATTAAACCACGACTTATGCCTGTAGCATTTTGGAACAAAGCATTATACCCACCGATTTTACGAGGTAATCCTCGTTGGAATCTTACCCATAAGCCATCGGTATAGCGAGGTGAGGCAAAGATAGTTCCATCTCTCTGAATTCCTGACTTGATAGTCATTAAGGTAAAGACTTTAGCTGTCATTAGAAAGTTCCTGCACCGATTCCACCACTAAAAATACCTACACCTGTAATGGTTAACCCTGTAGTTAAAAACTGTCCTATCTGTGTGTTGTTAACGACAATTCCTAAGTTAGAAGATGTCGGTAAATATAAACCTGTGTTCAAGTCGCCTGAGAACTTTAAAGAAGGAACAGATAAAGAACCATTACCTAGTGTTAAAGATGTAATTGTCGATGCTGAACCTGAAGCAGCGTTGTATACGTTTGTTCCATCACAAATAAGAACTAAAGATGTTGATTGGTTAACAGTTACCGTAGCACCACCTGATGCACTCGTCTTTACCGTAAAGGTATATGAACCTGTTGTGTTGTTTGTAATCGTATAAAGCTGAACTGTTTGTGGAACAATTAAGATTTGGTTACTAGTTAATGTTCCTGTATAAATCTGAATCGTATTCGCAGCTTGTGCTGAGGTTAAAGTAGTTGTTCCACCTGTTACAGATAAAGCTAACTCAGTATATGCAAAAGAGTTAGAACGACCATAACCAAACGAATTCCAACCTGAACCATTACATACAAGTACGATAGACTCAGTTAATTGAAGTTGCTGATAAGAATTACCATCAATGGTGTCAGTTCCTGATGGTTGTAAAGTAACAATACCTGTTCCGATGTTCTTCACCATGAAGAACCAATTAGCACCTGCCGTTCCTGATGCAGGTAAAGTTAATGTCCCTGCACCACCTGCCCATGTAATTAACTGTGCTCTTGAAGTCGTAGGAATCGTTGCACTTGAATAATAAGCCGTAACCCCATAGGATTGATTTAAAGTCGTTCCAATAGCCGTTAAACCATAACCTGCTAGACTTGAAGCATTTGCTGAAGATGTCCCTGCACCGAATGTTACTGTTGCCCAAGTTCCTGCTGTGGTTGTATTCGTTGTTACATAAATATACTGAGCAATACCTGAAGCAATAGACACAATTGAATTACCACTATTGTCTGTTACCGTAAATGTATTAGAGCCAATATTACGAATAATCATTGCTTGACCCACCGACACCTGAGTAGCAGGTGGCATTGCAAGGCTTAACCCTGTTGTTGTGGCTGTAACCTCGATAATATTCGCTGTGACTTGGTTCTGATTATTACCTGTGATTGACCATTGAAGCGTTGTATTCGTACTAATCGATAAAGATTCATACGATACGGCACTAGGTGAAACCGCCTGTCCTGTGAAAGGGTTTGTATAGGTAGGATTGGATATAGTCATAATTAGCCCTCAATAGCGATAGCACTTCTATCGGCAAGTCGTAATTGGTCTTCTTGTTTCAGAATCTGTACGGCTTGGTCGTATTTTTGTTGAAAGATTTGTCTAGTATCGTTCTTCACAAACATAATAGCCTGCAATAACGTGCCAAATAACAACGCATTCGGTGCATATTGTGTCCAATAGTTCGTTTGATTATCAGCCGACAAGGGAGCAATACGCTCATAATACAAAACTTCAAATGCATAATTTTGGTCAGGTGTTGGTGCTACTATCCAATTATCATAGTTATAATCAGCATAATATAAAGGTGTACCTGTAGTTGTACTACTTGGGGCATATGTTCTTAGATACTCATACTTTCTAAGAAATATCGGTTGTATTGCTCCTGAACTTGTGGTCAAATTCATGGATACAGACTTTCTCCAACGTGCAGGCTTAGGTATTACAGGGTTCGTTGCTGTCATAGTAGATTCAGCTACTTGTAATTGACCTAATGTCTTAATCTGT